CGCAAGCCACTGTTAATAAATGGGATTATCAAATTGGAACTTTCAAAGGTAAGAAAGTACAGATTGCTAATTACCGTAAAGCAGGGTCAGGTGAGGTCATTGCACAGAAATTAAGATTCTCTAACAAGGATTTCCTATTTATTGGAGATACAAAACAAGCGAATCTTTTTGGAAAAAATCTTTTCTCTAAAGGGAAGATGATTGTGGTGACAGAGGGAGAGATAGATGCTATGTCGGTATCTCAAGCTCAAGGTAATAAATGGCCTGTAGTCTCTATATCCACCGGATCTGGAGGAGCAAAACGATGTCTTCAACGAGAGATAGAATACTTAGAAGGATTTGAAACCATAGTCTTGATGTTTGATCAAGATGACGCAGGTAAGAAAGCTGTAGAAGAATGTGTACCCTTATTTTCGCCCGGTAAAGTTAAGGTAGCTCAGTTACCTATGAAGGATGCCAGTGAGATGTTACAAGAAGGTAAAGATAAAGATATTATATCTGCAATATGGGCAGCCCAAGTGTGGCGACCGGATGGTATAGTAGATGGTAGAGATTTATGGCATTTAATATCATCTGAGGATAATGTTGAATCCTTTCCATATCCTTACTCTGGTCTAAATAGTATGACTCAAGGGCTACGTAGAGGTGAGATAGTCACCATTACTGCAGGTAGTGGAGTAGGAAAGTCTCAGATATGTCGTGAAATTGGTTATTCAATGATGTTACAAGGACAGAAGTTAGGTTATCTTGCATTAGAAGAGAATAACAAACGTACTGCATTAGGTTTTGTTGGATTATATTTAAACAAACCGATTCATCTACAGAATGTAGAGTGTACAACTGAAGAATTAAAAGATGGTTTCGATAATGTAGTAGGTACAGGAAACTTATTTCTATATGATCATTGGGGAAGTGTAGAACCAGAACATCTCTTTAACAAGATTAGATACTTAGTACGAGGAATGGAATGTGACTGTATTATCTTAGATCATATTAGTATTATTATTTCAGGACTAACAAGCGGTGGAGATGAACGTAGAATGTTAGACTTTGTAATGACTAAGCTACGGAGTTTAGTAGAAGAATTACAATGTGCCTTAATACTTGTATCTCATTTACGTAGACCAAGTGGAGATAGAGGACATGAAGAGGGAGTACAAACTTCTCTCAATCAGTTACGTGGTACTCATGGTATAGCCCAACTGTCTGATATTGTTATAGGTTGTGAAAGAAATCAACAAAGTGAAGATCATCCTAATTTAACCACTGTACGTATTCTAAAAAACAGGTGGACAGGTGAGACAGGAATCTGTAATGCTATAGAATATTCTAAAGAAACAGGAAGAATGGTAGAAGTTTCTACAGATAATTTTGAAATGGAAGAAGTCACAGATAATCAAGATTTCTAACGGAAGGAAAAAATGGAAGAGGTAGTTTTAGATTTAGAATCTGATGGTTTATTAGATACCATAACTAAAGTTCATTTACTGGTGTATCGCAACCTTAGTAATGGTGAGTTGATCATCGCAGATACAGATTCAAAAATTAAAGATGCTCTAGTAGATTTACAAGATAAAAAAATCATAGGGCATAATATACTAGGCTTTGATCTTATAGCTTTAAAGAAACTATATGATTTCTCTGTTCCTATAGATCAAACACTTGACACATTAATACTTTCAAGACTAATCTATCCTAATATAAGAGAGACAGATTCAAAAATAAGGAAGATTGAAGCTAAACTCTGGGGTAGTCACTCTTTAAAAGCGTGGGGAGAGAGATTAGGATCATTCAAAGGTACTCTTAATCAACAAGAAGATGCTTTTAAGGAACTCACCTCTGAAATGATAGATTATTGTGTGAATGATGTTCATTTAACAGAGTTATTATATGAATATTTATCCGATAGTTTACCTACCAAAGAATCAATAGACTTAGAACATCACATAGCAGATATATGTTTAAAGCAAGAAGAGGCAGGATTCTGTTTTGATGAGAAACAAGCTGTACATTTCTACTCTGATCTCGCAGAGAAAAGATCTAAACTTTCTAAAAAATTAGGTGAGGTATTTGGATCATGGATAGTGGATGAAGGATTGAGAAAGAATGATACTTACTCAAAGATTAAGATCATAGACTTTAATCCTAATTCTCGTAAGCATATAGCTAAAAGATTACAAGAACTAAGAGGGTGGATTCCAAAAGAATTCACTCCTTCTAATGAACCTAAAATAGATGAGAAAGTTTTAAGTAAACTCAGCTATCCCGAAGCAAAGTTAATGTCGCAGTACTTTATTTTAAATAAACGTATAGCACAATTAGCAGAAGGTAATCAAGCATGGATGAAACTTTCAAAGAAAGGAAGACTACATGGAAGAGTCAACACGATGGGAGCACAAACTTCACGATGTTCTCACTCACACCCAAACCTCGCTCAAGTTCCGAATCTCAACGCACCCTTTGGGAGAGAATGCCGAACATTATTTCGTGCTGATCCGAAGATGGAACTTCTGGGCGTGGATGTATCTAGCTTGGAACTGCGTTGTCTTAGTCACTATCTTGCTAGGTATGATGATGGTGCATATGGTAAGGCGTTACTTGAAGGAGATGTCCATACGACTAATCAAAAAGCCGCAGGATTATCTACGAGAGATCAAGCAAAGACTTTCATATATGGTTTTTTGTACGGTGCGGGAAATGAAAAGATTGGTCAAATTGTAGGAAAGGGTAAGATAGAAGGAGCACGTTTAAAGAAAGAGTTCTTATCTAAAATACCTGCCTTAAAATCTTTAAGAGATGCAGTACAAAGGAAATCAGAACGAGGTTTTTTAACTGGCTTAGATGGAAGGAAAGTACCAGTACGATCCACTCACTCAGCTTTGAACACATTACTACAATCAGCAGGAGCAATCATCTGTAAGAGATGGATTGTTGAAATGCACTCCTTACTTGAGGAGGAATTTAAGTATGGGGAAGATTATAAACAAGTAGCATTTGTTCATGATGAAGTTCAACTCTCAGTAAAAAGGGAACATGCAGAAAGAATCGGTAAACTTGCGGTCAAAGCAATCGCCATCGCAGGAAAAAGGTATAATTTTAGAATTCCCCTCACAGGAGAGTTCAAAACAGGATCAACTTGGGCAACCACACATTGATGCTACTGCTTTTGGTATGGCAGGAGAAGAAATAGTAAGGTATCTCCTACATATGTGGAACTATCCTATGTTTCTTCCTTTAAATCCTGCATCACCATTTGATTTAGTTATAAAGAATGGTGAAGAATGGATCACCATACAAATAAAACATTCAAGATCTACATCTGTTCAATTAACAAGGGAAGGTAAATCTAATGGAGTAAGAGTTAAAAGAGGATATAAAAAAGGAGATTTTGATTATCTTTTTTCATGTAAATTTCCTTATATTTATATTGTTCCTTGGAAGGATTTGAAAAGTCATACATGTTTCAGCTTCAGTAAGTATGAAAGCTATCGTTATGACTTAACAAACTCATTAACGTACACAAATAAACCAATTTTAACAAAGGAAGAGAATGAGAGAACTATTAATTGATGCAGATATATTTGTATATAAAGCAACACGACTTTCAGAGAGAGAAGTTAATTGGGGAGGTGATTCTTGGACTCTCCATTGTGATTTTGCAGAAGTTAAGACTATAATTGATGATCAGATCTGGAAAGTACAAGAAGGAACTCAAGCAGATAAAGTTTTATTATGTTTCACTGACAAAAGAAATTTTAGAAAAGAGATAAATTCAGAATATAAAAGTAATAGAAAAGGTGGAAGGAAACCAATGTGTTTTATTCCTGCTATGGATTATTGTAAAGAAACATACCCATATAAAATATTCAACTGGTTAGAGGCTGATGATGTTATAGGTATTTTAGCAACTGAAAAATCTAAAAATGAAAGGATAGTTGTTAGTGAAGATAAAGATTTACTAACTGTTCCGGGTTTACATTGGGACTTCAAAGAAGAGAAAATATTTGAATGGAAAGAAAAAGATGCTGATTATAAATTCTTCTATCAATCATTGGTAGGTGATTCCACAGATAACTATAAAGGTTGCCAAGGTGTAGGACCAATATCTGCCGGAAAAATTTTGGACGGAAATACAGATTCGGTTTTAGATATGTGGGAGGGTGTGTCAGAGGCTTTCCTTAAATCTGGACAAGGAGAACAAGAGGCAATTAAAAATTGTAGGATGGCTAGAATATTAAGAGATGGAGAGTATAAGAAGAAGAAACAGGAAGTAGTATTATGGACACCGAAAGGTAAGGCAGAAATATTTAAGGGAGAGAATTATGAGTAACTATGAGATAGATGAGAGAGAAAGAAAAGAATCTCAGAAACAGAGAGCACAAAGATCACACGGATTAGATGAGAGGTATAGCTCAAAGGAAGGGTTTGGAAGAGATGACCAAG